AGACGATTGAAATCGCCTCCCTTCCATCAAGGTAACCTTTCGGCAACCTTGAAACTTTGGTACACTTCCTAGCTCTTATAGGTCTAGGTGTGTAGAATGGTCCAAAGCCGATGTCCTCGAGATACCCACCGCATGCCAACATCATAGAGAAATCGCCTTTATAGGCTTTTGTCTCAATGACATTAGCAAGGTGCTTAAATCGAGGTCTAACCCTTGTAGTACGTATGCCTGAATCAGGCGCATACCAAAAAGGGACGAAGTACGGTCCTTTACGTAGTAAACTAAACAAATATCTAAGTGAGGAGAATAGATAGGCGTTATGCCTAGCCATCCAATCCACTAGTTTGTTAATAGCTACGTAGATTTCGTGATCGTATGCGAGCGTTTTTACGTAGATTGGTGTTATATCAACACCGTTCAAGTAATCACCACCGCAACTCTCACGAAAATGACCGCTAGCGAAGGATTTCTTCGTGTTAACGGAGAAACCAGCACTAGTAAGAACTTTAACGAAGGATTCGTATTCGGAAAACGGTATTATTATATCGTCCCCAAATACGGCCGTCGAAGACCAATCAATGAAAGTTGATCGGCTGTAGTTCTTAATAGATCTGTTGGCATACACTAGAGCCACTAATGTTAGTGTCATTAATGGGAACGTGAAACCGTTACCCATGCCACCAACCATATGAGGCTCAATGTATGTGCCATTTATCTCTATGAAAGGAGCGCGTAGATCTAAAATTAGATCTACCCAATCCGATGGCCAGAGATCCTTCAAGAGGTGAATCGATAATGTGTTAGAGGCGTCGGTCAAGTCGATAGTACAAATTGTACCATCTATTGAACCACGCTTTGCCAACGCCTTATTCAAGGGCTGCTGGTAACGGATATCGAGTCCAATTGAACGTAATACACCTTCGAGATAACGGCCAGCAGCAAGCTGCATGACCATATTACCCGACGGTTGTATTTCAATTGTCCTCACGCTAGTCTCGTTTTTCGGGACTGTCGTCAATCTGGAACCTAAGACGGTAACTTTGTCTCTATTTTTACGCTCGTCATGAGCTACAAAATAGGGATTGGAAGCCCGCAGTCTTTTAACATAAGGTTCGCATCGATCTGTACAAACCATAGCTTGGTCAATCTTTTGAGCAGTATGGGTCCCGGTAACTCCAACGGAGGCACCGGGTCCAAAACCCCAAAGATCGTACAAGTGGTCGAGGTCTAAAGTCTTCTGAATGTTCAATTCATTAATTTTAGATGCATAGTTCCAAAGAGCAGATTCTAAGAATCTGCGAGCTTCAGAGACTATGTAAGGATCTAGCGTAGGAATCGACTTATTATGCTCATTGCATTTAAGCCAATTCTGTATAGCTAGACCCTCAAGCTCGGGCCTGACAAAGGCAGCGCGCTTTTTAGAGCGCCGTACAAGTCTTCTGGCCGCGGGAATCAATTGATTCCGCTCAGAAGATAGATCGTTTGACATATGCTTGAAGAAGGTGATTAACCTATCTTCATTCACTTTGCTGTTCATAAAGGAATCCTTCTATAGAACGGGTTAAGAGACGAAACAAACCACTTAAGCAAGCAATGCTTGGGAAAGAGGTAAATTTCGTACAAGGAAGTACAATGCCAAACCTATACTAAAAGTATAGATAAGCAATAGTGCCACTAGTGTAGCAATACGAATTAATGACCAAAAATGGTTTTCATTCATTACATTACACCTGAAAGCACAGTATCGGCGATACCAGACGATTGAGCAAATGCAGCACCTAGGTGCGCACTGATCATCGCCTTGATATCTTCCGGTACCTGTGTGTCTGTGCCAGCAGGTACTTCAATGATCGTATAAATACGAGCCATTGCAGAAACCTGTCCAGCTGCAGGCATGGCACCCTTGCGAGTTATCAGCTTATAGCTGTTAACAGGCACGGTACGAATCAAACCCGTAATAGGATTCGCCTGAGGAAGCTGCTTCAAGGTAGTTGGGCGGAAGAAAGAAATTGTAAACGGTTTTGAAACCGAATTAACTTCTACTCCCACTTGAGTACCACCTAAAGCACCAATTGCCCATTGCTTACCGTTAACGGTAGGTGCAATGTCGGCAGTTGGAGTGAAGGTAGGAGCAGTAAAGCCAGGTACAGCAGCGCCAGTGATGGCGCCAGAGAGATTGAAAGCCATATGACTTTCCTTTCTACAGAAAGCTAAAGACGTCTAAGTTTGCGCCTAAGTTCACGTTCATTCTCTTTTGTAAGAGCTTGTCGTTTGGACTCAGAAAGCATCCTAGAGACACTTAGCAGGTTAAGGAGTTTTGAAACTCCATTATCAATACCCATTAGTTCCTGATGCGTCTTAAGACGCAGGGTTCTAGAGGGAATAGTAGCCAGCTTTGTGCGTTTGAATGCAAAAGCGGATGCCGATCCGACCTGAGAATCATCGTCAACTATATTGCTATAGTAGTCGACGTTCTTAGGCCAAGTTGGTCTCGCTTCAAACCTACAATCGTATATCGTACGAACAGAGGTACCTCTCGTGAGAAAGATACCGGCATTCGCAGGTACGATTGGGTCGTCACTGAGAACATCACCAAGAGTAGTGAAGTAGTCAACTAGCCAAGAAAAAGGCGTCAATTCATAAAGAGTAGACGCAGTTCCTTGCCAGTTGATACCCCACCAATCAGAGGTAGTGTAATCAAAAGACGAAACAAGTTTGACATCAAACTCACCTATGAGTTTCGTTCTGTACTTACTATAAGGAGTGATAACGAGAACCTGATTGAACCCTAAAGGTCCAGTTAAAGGAATCTCAGTCTTCGCACCTTTATAGTCGAGGCCAGCACCTTTTTCGACGCGTATAATACGGTCCTTACGAGTGATAAACTTCGTAATGGCTGCATTAGCTTGCTTGATATCAGATAGCATCGGTTTAATACCGAATGACCACTGAAGCCAGGCATCTGCGGCGAAAGAGAAAAAGCTCATAGGGCTAACGGACCTTTTGGCAAAGCCCATGCGGGTGACCGCGCGGGCAACGCGAGTGGCGCTGTGTACCAAACTTTGACAAGAGCCGTTAAGCTCTCGAAGTTCGGCGATCGGCACCATAGCGTTGAACATGCCAATGTCATCGGAAAGTTCACGCTTAAACCGTTTAACCGATAAATCATCTATGTCAGAACGAACCAAGGGTTCGTTGACGAGAGGATAGGTCGGTGACATGGTATAAAAACTCTCTGCGGTGAAGGGACCCTTCTGTCCCCAGTATACCTTCCCTCGAACCTTAAGGTTCTGGGAAGCGTTACGCTGGACGGAATAGCCTCTTCGCTCGTAGGGAAGTGTAGCGTCAATTTTCTTATCGACTTTCATCTTCCAGTCGGAATCCATAGTGACAACATGCGAATCAGTACCTATAACGACGGTATTATGAGGTGTGATGTAACGATAAGACTCAACAGGGTTGTTGAGTATTAGGTTAACACCATTACCAGATATAGTACCTAAGCGTTTTGAGGTAATAGTTTTCGTAGTGATTGTCATATTTACTCCAAGAAAGATGACGGTGCCTGGTTAGGCATCGTAGATAGAAGCCCG